TGAAATTGCACACTTTAGATTACTTGGTGATGATAGAAAACTCCCTTATGGTACATCAATGCTTGAAAAAGCTCGTAGAATTTGGAAACAACTTGTATTAGCTGAAGATGCGATGTTAATTTATCGTACATCAAGAGCACCAGAAAGAAGGGTATTTAAGGTATTTGTTGGAAATATGGATGATAAAGACGTTGAGCCGTATGTACAACGTGTTGCTAATAAATTTAAAAGAGATCAGGTTGTTGACCATAAAACAGGAAATGTTGATTTAAGATTTAATCAAATGGCTGTTGATCAAGATTATTTTATTCCTGTTAGAGACGCAACGCAAACTATGCCAATTGAAACCTTACCGGGTGGAACAAACTTATCTGAAATCGCCGATATTGAGTACATCCAAAAGAAATTGGTAACAGCATTAAGAATACCTAAAGCATACCTTGGTTTTGAAGAGGTTGTTGGTGATGGTAAAAACTTATCGTTGCTTGATATTCGTTTTGCAAGAACAATTAATAGAATACAAAAAAATATTTTATCAGAATTAAATAAAATTGCAATTATTCATTTATTTTTATTGGGTTTTGAAGATGAATTACAGAACTTTACATTAGGGTTAAATAATCCGTCAAAACAAGCCGATCTTTTAATGGTTGATGTGTGGAAAGAAAAAGTAACATTGTATAAAGATATGGTTACAGAAATTCCAAATACATTGGCACCAACTTCAGCAACATGGGCTAAAAAACATATTTTTGGTTTTTCAGATGAAGATATTAAACTTGACACTCAAAGACAAAGAATGGAAAGAGCTGTTGCAGCAGAACTTGCAAATACCGCAACAATTATTACTCACACCGGATTATTTGATAATATTGATAGATTATATAAAACTATAAGCGGAACAACCGAAGGTGGGGAAGCAGGAGGAGCACCGCCGGCCGAAGGAGGGGCACCACCTTCAGGACCACCATCACCACCAGCGGGAGGTGATTTGGGTGGTTTGCCAGAAAGCAGAGCTAAATTGGAGAATCTATTATTAGAATCAAATGATGATGACTTTATAATAAAAAATAGTTCTCTTGGTGCTATCGAAGATGAATTATTAAAAATACTTAAAGATTGATATATTTATAATTAAAAATAATTATGAAATTTGGTTTAATAAAAAGTAAGATTGAAAAACTACTTACAGAGTCATACAAGAAAAATTCTTTTAAAAACACATTATTTGTTTTTAACGAATTAGTTTTAGAAAATAAAAATATTAGTAAACTTTATTATTTATATGATGAATTATCAAGTAATAAGGGGTTAAACGAGTCTATTGCCTCGGAACTAATAAATCAGTCCGTAGTTGTATATGAAAACACAGTTAATAAAATTACTAAAAAAAATTTAGAAGAATTAAGTTTGTGGATTGGACATATTAAAACTAAAAATAACTATGAAAATTTAGATAATTTGTTTTCAACAAGTGTTTTAACATTAGAAAACAAGGTTAAAAGTAAAAAAATTATTCTTGAAAATTTAAAAAATAGTCCAGAACAAACGGAAATTGTAAAAAATTTACCAGTAGAAAAATTAGTAAATGTCGCAAATAAAACATTAAATAATTTTATTAATTCATTAAACGAAGAAAGTAAAAAAACTTTAACAAAAATTTTATCTGAAGATGAAAATAAATTAAAGTTAAAATATGAAATATTAAAAGAAGATGTTGTTGATAAATTGGAAGATATTAAAAAAAATGAAGTAGATTCTGAAGTTCATAAAACAATTGATGAAACATTAAATAGTTTAAAAAATGAAAATTTTGATAGAATTTCATTTTTTAAACTACAAGAATTAAATAGAAATATTTAATCTAAATTTTTAAGTTTTTGTATATAAATAGCCCTTTGTAAAGTCTGTCTTTTTTCGACAGACTTTTTTGTATATTCTTTTCTATTGTTAAGGTGGGAATTTTGTCTGGTTTTAATTACCTTACTCTTTAATTCTTTTAGTGCTCTTTCGATGTCGTTTTTTTTTACTAATACTATTAACATAAATGATTTTATTATATTTGATATATACTACAAAATTACGTAAATTTTAGTAAAATAAACACCGAGACTATGAAAAAATTTTATGAAAAAGGGAAAAACCTCAAAAATTAACGGATTTAGAACATCCAAAGTAAGTTATGGAACTGTAGATTCCAAAGAATTTAAATCACTCTACTTGAATATCCAAGCATGGGTAGAACCTAAAAAAGAATCAGAAAACTGGACAAGAGTTGTTCTGAATATGAATAGAAACGTAAAACACTCTGTTTTTAACAATATAAACAAAGAACTTTTTGATGATAAATTTATTGTTGATTTAGATTTAAGAACAAGTGGGTTACAAATGAAAAAAAAATCTTTTATGAATTTAGAAATAAATTTATATTTAACACAAGAAATCGACTTCAAATCAATCAAATTAAAAAAATATTTAAAAAATATTACTAAAGAAATTTATTCAGACGTATTTAACAAGAATGAACATTTCAAGTTTTACCTAACAAAAAATGGAAATACCAAGACTTTAAAAGTAAAAACCGAAAAAGTTTAATATTTATAATAAAAATTTAAATATGAAAATTTTAGGACCAAACGAAACTGGTAGGGGAATCCTTGTCGAATATGACGCTGGGTACATAAATCCAAAATCACAAAACAACCATTACATTATGGAATCCCAAAACTTTATGGATCATTCAAAACCGTTTGAGTTTTATGCTGTATTACAAAAATATGACACCCCAAATAGAAATGGTAGAGTTTACCCAGAAAAGATATTAAAAAGAGAAGCGGAAAATTATAAAAAATTAATTGGAAAGGGGACATCCCTTTCAGAACTTAATCACCCAGAATCTTCACTTATTGATCTTGATCGTGTTTCACATATGATAACAGAAGTTTGGTGGGATGGTCCGGTATTATTAGGTAAACTAAAATTATTGACATCACCAGGTTTTCACGAAAGAGGTATTGTATCAACAAAAGGTGATATGGCGGCAAACTATTTACGTCAAGGTGTAACATTAGGTATATCTTCTCGTGGTGTTGGATCACTTAAAAAGGTTGGAGAACAAAATGAAGTACAAGATGATTTTGAATTAATTTGTTTTGACCTTGTATCTTCTCCGTCAACACCGGGAGCTTATTTATTTCAAGATAAAAATGATAGGACTAAGTTTGATGAAAATTTAGAAGAAGAAAAAAGAATGACCGTAGAAAGAAATGTTGGTGAATCTGGAAACAAATCTCTTGACTTAATGAAAAGATTATCCGATTATTTGGGTAAATAAAAAAATTATGGAACAAGGAGAAAAATATTTTGTAGCAAAAATCGCATCAGATTTGTTAGATTCAGAATCTGGTAGAGTAAAAAAAGTAAAAGAAGAAAAATTAGTTTTAGGGTACACACCAACAGATGTTGAGGCAAAAGTGACCAAAATCTATGAAAATTACACGATGGATTGGAGAATTACATCAATCACTGAAAGTAAAATTGACGAAGTGATAGAGTAAAAAAATAAAAATTTTTTTTTAAAAAGGGAGTAACATTAGTTATTCCCTTTTTTTATTGTCTAAAATCAAACTTTTTCAAAAACCAATGTATTTATTTGAATAAAGTCAAAAAAATAAAAATGGCAAGAAATCAAAGAGAAGTAGAAGACGCATTATTCCAGATTAAGAATTTGGAAGAGTCTTTACAAAGAAACGCACAAGGAATACTTTCATCAACAATGAGGGAAGAAATCAATTCATTAGTAAAAGAATCTCTAAAAGAACAAGATGAGGTTGAGGATGAAGAAGAGATTGACGTGGACATTGAGGACACTGATATTGATAATGAAGAAGGTACTGATGACGATGAATATGCCGTGGATAACATGGGTGATGATGAAATGATGGGTCAACCAGTAATGCCTTCCGATGATGACACAGTCGATTTAACCCAAGCTTCAGATGCTGAAGTTTTAAGAGTATTTAGAGCGATGGGCGATAACGATGGTGTTGTTGTAAAAAGAGATGATAATATGATACATTTATCTGATAACGAAAACGACACAGAATACATTATCCAACTTTCTGAATCAATGATGGATGATAGTGAATTAAAAGAATTTGGTAAATCTGAATTTGATATGTATTCACATCATTTTGGTGATGATGAAGATGATTTTGAAGACGAGGATTATGGATTAGGAATGCCTGATGACATGCCAGCATACAAAACTAAATATAGATATTCTGATGAAGACGAGGATGAAGAAGAAGACGAATTTGGTGACTATATGCCTATGAACAAATTGGATATGGGTATTAGAGAAAAAGGAATGCTTAATCAAGATCCGATGGCCAGTAAATTTAAATCTAATGAATTTGAAGATGATTTTGAAGATGATTTTGATTATTCGTCTTTGGTGGAAGAAGAAGATAAAATCACTATGGATAATGGTGAAGAATTTTCTAGACCAGTAGAAGAAAACATCTATGAATTAGAATTAGATGATGAAGACGGTATGTTTAGCGGAAGTAAAAAACGCAAGTT